GACGATACAGCGCCATTGCAGTTCGCCCTTCCATGCCGTAGCGACTGCCTGCGCCGCTTCCAGGGCTGATACGTAATAGGCCGTTGTACTGGATATGCCCAAGTCGTCCACGATACCCACCTGCCAGCGGGTGTTTTCGAGCATCCCCACCAGGGCAGATATGGCTGTACTGGATGGCCGTTTGTCCGTTACAATATCGTCGATTAACTCATAGAAAATATGCTCACAGTACGCTGTCCTGCTCAGGCTGTCTCCATGTTCATCTATTATCTTCTTGATCTCGAATATCTGCCAAGATGCATCCAAATCTTTGAAGCCGACCAGGTTCCCCTCCTGAATATACTGGGCTTCTTCCCGGTCAGCCGGAAAGGAAAACTGGAAGGTATTCTCGCCGTTCAGGACTTCACGATGTACTGGGGACATAAAACCACTTTGGGGAAGAACTGCGATCAGGGTTTCATCTGCATCAAATAGATAGAGCATTTCTAATGGCTGGACTGCCGGCGTTATGGGGGGACGGCTCGGGTACCCGTTAAATGGGGCCTGATTAAACATTTTTGAGTTAAACATCGCGTGCCTCCAAGTATTAAAATAACCGCCCCGAAGAGCGGTAAATTCCCAAGCGCTTGGCAATTTCCTTGCTGCGCAGTTTAAGTCTACCGTGAAGCAAGCCATGACCTTAACTGCTTCCTCTCGGCAAGTTTTTGTCTAACTACTTCCGGTAGATCAGTCTCGGTAATTGTACCTTTGAGCAGTAACAGGTCTATCAAATCCTCTGCCACTCTTGCCATACCCTTGTCAGTTGCGGAAAGTTGTTCTAAAGGCATTAGTTGCGGTTTAGGTAAAACATCCAGTAACGCTTTGTATTGTGCAACTGTTACTTCTCTTACCTCTAAATCAATTTCAGGTATACCATAATCCTGTATAGCTTGAGTAATTAAAGTTTCTGGCAAACTAGAAGAACATGAACCCCGTAGTATTCCAGTTGATTTTTGAATACATACTCGCATAAATACCCTCCCTATTTTAAAAATAGCAATGTAAATATTGCCGTTCCGGTAGGACTTCCGCTCTTTTCCCACGTTAGAGTACAACCATCACTATCAATGCTCTTGACCGTTGCATAACCAATCGTGGCTGCTACTGGTTTCAACTCAATCAAGGTTCCGGTGCCTTGAGACCATGCGTTAGCTATATTAACATGATCGCTAACAATACTATAAGAACTCCCACTATGTATACCCATTGAGGCAGCAGAAGTACCTGCCACGCAAGCAAAAGCTATAATTGCTCTAGGAGTAAACCCCACCCCATTTATAATTTGGTCACCGGCAACTGATATATCATGAGTTGCATTTACTCTTTTAAAGCCTCCCGGGGTATAAACACCATTAATATCAATACTACCAGCAGGCCCTATCTTGATGTGGCCGAGGGTACTTTGTGACGCTTTTTCAGCCAAATGCGCATCAAACTCTGCTTGAGTAACCAGATCATCGCCGATCTCATCCTGGCTCACCAGGTTGGAATACATGCCGGCCGTCCAGCGGTTTTCCACTAGGCTTTCAGCCGCATGAGATGCCGCTGCAGTCCCTTCCTGTGCCCTCATGACATCCGAAAATAGGTTGCCCAGGATAGTATTGACCTGCATTAGTTCAGCGTCAATTGTAATCATAAATGGCGCCGCTGGAAATATGCTGCCGTCCTCAACATAAAATGATGTTGCAGAATCCGCTATATCCCCGACCAAGCGGGTTTGTGCGTTATTAGCTGCATTTAATCTTGCTATTTCTTATCCCTCCTTATAACCACTTGGGTGTATACTTCACCAGTGCTGCGCTCGCACCGGGCGGGGTGATGGTCAATGTGCTCTCTCCTGGTGGCAGTGTAAAGAATCTGCTATTCTGCCAGTCCAGGAGATTCATTGCCCTAGCTCCATTGAGTAAGACCGCGCCGGTGCCAAAATTTATAGTCAGTACATCACCAACCTGAAAAGCATGAATTACCCGGCAGTAGTCAGTTCCCAGGGCAACTTTCCACTCGGCAGCTGCGACCATAAAAGTTGACTGAAAAAAAAGCTCTGTACTTGCTGTACCCAAATTGTTTATGGCTACAGAGTCGTCTGTGAAATAGGCGATTACCTCTTCGCCCAGGGCAAGGGGCTCACACCGGAAAAATAACGTAAATTCGCCAATCTCCGTGAATAAGGGCTCACTCTCCAGCGGCACTTCCTGCGATAATTTACCCATATAGTATTTGTCTGGCTCATCACTAATAAGTAATTGGGAACGTTCTTTTGTGCTTAACCATGCTGTTATTTGCCGTGCCTTTATCCTCAGGTTTTGCCTGGTACTATCTACAACAGCGCAATCAATTTCAATTGTGCCGTCTTGCCTTTCGCGAGGATATAGGAGGCTTCCTTGTCTGCCGGATATCTGTATATAACTGTCGTTTGGAGCAGGTAGGAGCCAGCGCCTTACGGCCAGCACCTTTAGTCCTTTATCGGTGCTGGTACTTCCGTTAAAAGTGAAGCTTATCATGTTGCAGCCAGCCCCCTCCCTCTTGCTGCTCGTTGTTGCAATTGGTATAATTCTCGAGCGATTTTACTGATATCTTGGTCATTGCGAACCACCATATTCTCTACCTTTATTGTCAATCCCCCAACCGTGCCCATCTTGTTATTTGGCACCACCTGAGATCCCCGGGGGAGATTCAGGAGTTCTGGCCCCTGTTCGCCAACCACCGCCCAGCCGCCAGGGTGAAAGTTGGTGCCCCGGGCATACCATTTTAAATTAAAATCGGGAATCTTTACCTTGGCATCCCCAACGCCGATAGATCTCCAGTCTACGCTTACATGCGGTAATTTAGGCTTGGGTATTGTTATGCTCATATTTGCAAAAGCATTTTTGATATCAGTTATGATATCTGAAATAGTGTTTTTGGCTGTTTCAATCGGGCTTAAAACAGCGTTTTTAACCCCTTCCCATGCGGTCCCCGCAGTAGTCTTAATTCCATCCCAGGTATCACCTAACCATGTCTTTAAACCTTCCCAAATATCCTGAGCCGTCCGCTGTATAGTCTCCCAATTCTCCGCTATCTTCCTGCCCAGCAATACCGCCCATCCGGCTGGCCCTACTGCAACCAGGATTATATCTTTACCCCACCTATCGAAGAATTCCTTTAACTTATCCCAAACCTTTTCCGCTCCTGTTTTAATATCGTTCCATAGATTGGCCATTGTTTGCTTGAAATCTTCCCAACCTTTAGCCAAGGCGTCGAAATTGCTTTTGCAGGTGTCTGTGATACTAGTCCAGAGTTTTGAAAAGAAGTCTTTAAGAGGTTCCCAATTCTTGATGATGAGGTAAGCTAAAGCTGCCACTGTAGCACCAATAGCGATAAAGGGCAATAATGGAATCATTGCAGCGGCGGCATTAAGGGCAGCTCCTTTAAAAGCAACGCCTAAACCTATCAAAGCAGGAATCATTGCGGCAGTTATAGCGCCAGCTATAATCGTAATAGTGGCCTCTAGCCAATCTGGGAAAATCTCGTCCAAAGCCCCAGACCATCCTTTGTCTGCGATTAAGTCCTTAAAAGCAGTTAAATGCTCTGTAATGTTCTTGATGGCAGCAACAACGGGCGCTAGCAAAGGTTGCCCGATCACGGCCATAAAATCTATCCAACCTTGCTTAAGATTGCCTAATTGGTTCTGATAACTATCAGATTCCCTTGCAGCTTGACCTGTTGCCCCTGCGGCTTCTTGCATCTTCTGTGCAAATTCCATTCTGGCAAGCTGTTTTTGAGCTTCATCGGCATTCTTCCAGTCTATACCTAGCTCTTTGGCGGCAAAAGCTGCTATCTGTGTCTCGTTGCCGAACAGACCTATAGCCTCGCCGCCTTCGTAGTTGCCCTTGATGAAGCTATTCAAAGCGGCATTAGCCTCTTCATAACTCTTGTCATAGAATGCGGCAGCATCGGCGGCTATAGTAACTCCCTGCTCTGCCATTTCCATGGCATCCTTGGTATCGTATCCCAGCCCTTTAAACATACTAGTCATGGACGTAAAGGGAGATTTTAGGCGGTTGGGAAGCATGCCAAAATCTTTCCCTAAGCCATTAACTACATCCTGTGCATTGTTTTGGATAGTTCCAAATACTTGCTCAAACTGTGCATTCATGGCTTGAGTATTGGCAGTGGCTTCAATAGATTTAATTCCAATAGCCCCGATTGCAGTACCGGCAGCTGCTGCAGCTATTCCAACCCCTTTTAATATCGCCCGGCTAGACTCTTCAGCTTTAGCTGCAGCAGTCTTAATTGTTCCTTCGACCTTAGACATGGCAATATTAAATGCTTCTGTTTTTCCGCTTATCTTTACCCAAAGTTCTCCAACCTGCATTCTTGTTCTCACCGCCTTACCATGCTGCTATTTTCTTAACAGTGTCTTTTTTTTTGCTCAGGGTATTATTCGGTTTATCCTTACTGGCGTTCACCAGAACAAAAGTAGAGTTAGGACCCAGACCTTTTAATAAAATAGAAAATCGCCTCCAGCTCATACCTGGAAGCGATTCCATTAGGTCTATCCCGTATTCTCTTATAAAATCAGCCTCAATGTAGGTCCAGTTCTCAATAATATATATTCCTGCCCCTTTTACTTCGGGGCTTCCGGGTTTCCCGGATTGTACTGCTCCATAGCCCAATCAAAAAGATCGGTAAGCTGATCAACGGCAAGCCCCTTTGCGCACCATTCGTCAAGCTTGCCTTCACCAAATACAGAGGCCGCTAGTTCAAACAGCTCTGCCTGCGGCAAGTCATCTTTACCGTATTCCTTCTGCATCCGGACCATTTTTAGCACCATTACGGCCGGCAGGGAAGGGGGCAGGTATTCTGTTTGCCCAAAGATTTTGAAAGGTATTTTCTCCTGACTTTGTTCAGCCCAAAAGGCATCAAAATCTTTCATCATGCTATATCCTCCGCAGTCTCATTGAAAACAATATCCTTTATGGACCCGTCTTTCATGGTTGCAATCGCTTTTCCAGATGCACTGATGGTAGCATATTCTTCACCCTGCAGGGTATAATCAAAACTGGTGCATTTAGCTTTATGAAGCATGAAATGAGCATCGCCAACATCGGTGTAGTCGGTCTTTGCTTCCAATTTAAAATACTGGGGCAGGTCGCTCTTCGTAAGGGTAAAGGTCTGCTTCTGGTTTGGGGTCTCCCCGCTGGCGGTCACAGTGCCGCCAATCATGATGGCCAGAGCATCCAGGGAAACAACACCATGCTCAATGGCCCAATCTATTTGCTCCAGTTTGGCATAAGTGTCAATTACGGTTTCGTCGCCTTTAAGCTGCTTTTCGATAAAGGTAGGGGTCAGCTTCAGGCTGGTTATACCGGGAACATCCACCGCGGCGCCATACGTGGTCGCGGTAGAATCATCAGCAGTCAGTGGGGATATTTTGGCATCATTGATGCCAAGGATTACAGATTCTTTTACTAACGGCATAATTTTTACCTCCTCACAGTTTTATGGCGGTACCGCATGGATTTGTGGTACACGCCGGTATCATTCTCATATAGGTCTCCAGCAAACTCCCGGACAAAATGCAGTCCGGACATGACATTGTCCACGGCCTGAGAGATGGCGGTCGTGTTTCCCTTTGACCACACGTCAATTACCATCACGGATTCACTGGTCATTTCCCGATCATCACCTCTCAGAGCTGGGGCATTCGTCTGCTCATAGTAAGTGATGCAGGGGAATGCCGGTTTATCTGGTAGGTTATAAAAAACGACCCTGCCGGCTACCAGATTGGTTAGCGTAGGGTCGTTCTTAAGTGCACTATATACGGTTGGTTTCAGATCAATCAATCGCCCACCCCCTTATGGATGGCATCAGCGAATATCTTTCGGATGTTGTTCTTGTTCTGCTCCAGTGCCGGGTTAAGGTAGGGCTGCGCGGCCATTTTAACGGTGCCCAACTCTACGAAAGGACCATATTCCACATTAGTTCCGACCCGCGCCTCTTTCTTCTCCA